ACGGCGGCGCTGTCGCTTCCGATGAGCCGACAGAAACGATAGCCGATGGAACGGTAGTCGTGTAAACGAAATCGCGCGTCCCAGCGGCCCATAGGCCGCGGGGGCGCGAAAATCGAAATCGGGCCGCCTTTGGCGGCCACCCTCTCCTCGCGTAAGCGAGGAGAAACAGGTACTGCAAGTTCATTCCCGTCGTGGTGGGTAGTGCGAACAACGGTTCCAATGTCGGTTCGTCGTGCTTGAACTCGAACAACGATGTGTCGAATTCGAACCCGAACAACGGCGGCGCTGTAACATCCTTAGTAGAATTGTAGCAACACAGATAAAGATATTGCCACGAGTTGGCACCAAACTTTCTTGGCGGTTGTGTAACCGCCGACCCTTGCAGATACCTTACTCATTTAGTAAAACATGCTACACAAGCGGTTCATTAGTAACAGATAGGAGCAGTTGTAAGCACAGCATGAAAGTGACCCGTGGAGAAAGGAAGCGAAGAGCTTTTACTTTTCCAAAGATGTAAGGATAAATAAACAAAATACACAAAAAAATAATATGAAAAGAACCATCATTCCATTTGAGCGCGTCGCTGGATTCTATCCTCTGTACAATGCGTGGATCAAGGTGTCGCGCGGCAATGGGAAAGACAAGCGCAAGGATGTCATCGCCTATAGCGAGCACGTAGACGACAATCTGCGCGACCTGTCTTCAAGACTGATGAACGGCACTTGGCGGCCTGACAAAGGGCGCACGTTCATGCTGTTCACCGAGGGCAAATGGCGTAAGATACACGTCGTGAATGTGGAGACTCGGATTGTCTACCAGTCGCTCGTAGATGTTTTCCAGTTCCAGAAACTGTTCACGAACCGGACATTTGGCTCGATCAAGAAGCGAGGAACGCTGAAAGCGAATAAGCAGGTACGCCGGGATCTATACCGGCATCCTGAACTGGATTATGTCGTCAAGACCGACTTTCACCACTACTATCAGAACATCATTAAATCAAAGCTGATGGACAAGGTGAGACGGAAATACAAAGGCAGTGCGGCCATCCGCTTGCTCGAACTTTGCCTTGATGCTTATCTACCCGGTTCGTTGCGGGGCATCAGCATCGGGGCTGTGACAAGTCAAGGATTGGGCAATCTCTACCTCGATGAGTTTGACCGATACATCATGTCTGAACTTCACTGCGGCTGTATGGCTCGCAATGTTGATGACACGACGATTCTGTGCCGACATGAAGACGGGGCGCGGATCATCGAGAGCTAAAGCGCAAGGCCGCTGAGCTTGGCCTGACCTACAGCAAGATGGAGTTCTTCCCAGTGGACGCACGCCGTATAGACTTTTGTGGCTGGGCCGTCAATCGAGATGGTGCCCGTGTGCGGAAGTCCACTGTGACAAGATACCGGAAGCGGCTGAACAAGATGCAACGCTATCCGGAACGCATTAACAGAACGATGAGTATCGTGGGAAGCTACGAAGGCATACTCAAACACGGAAACGCATATAATTTAACACTTAAAATACATAAAGATTATGATCAAGTTTTTAGTCGAATCTACAGATACTCCGCACGTAAAAGGAGTAGTGAGTGCGCACATGCCGTTGCCTGAACCCGGCGTTGACGAATACCGCCGCTATTGGAACGAGCATGAGGTCACACAGACAAGCTATTCGCCCACAGAGTCGGGCGATATGGAACGAGAGACGATCACCGTACTTACTGCCTCTTATGTGTCAGTACAGTGCGACCATGAGCCGACAGAAGAGGAGTGGACAGCGTGCCTACAGGCCGAAGGTTATACAGACGATAAAATTAAAGAGATCTTCGGAAATGCCTAAGTTTGGAACACTCGGTATCACTCCGGGGCATGGATTTAACGGCAGCTACGTGGATGTCAAAGTGCTTATCGAGCATCGCGTAGCGCTGACGATTGAGAAATACGAGCTGCGCCCGTCCTGTATGCAGGGCGGCCAGCTCTGTATGTTGCAAGTAAGTGTTAGTGGCCGCCCACTGATGACGTGGTGCGGCAGCATGAAGCTCATCGACATCTTCCAGCAATGCGACGCGCTCGAAAAGGAAGGGCAGGTGTGCTGGCCGATTGAGGATTGTGTCATCGTAAGAGGTGACGACGGCGGGTATTTCCTGCAAGACGCTGAAGACAGCTGCCTGCGACCCACGGCCTTGCAGGTCGACGAGCTGATAGACCAGAGCCGACGGAGAGGAAGCTGGAGACGGTGAGAGCAAGGCTGGCCGCTGCTTAACAGCGGCTAACTGAACGGAAACAGATAAAATAACAAAAAATAAATTAAAGATAAATGGAAAGCAACATACTTAATTTGCCAAACAATGGGCTACAGATGGGGACAAGGGCGGCTGGGGTGACAATCTTTTACTCGGAGATTACCCAGATGATCATCGACAGCCGATGGATATTGATTGCCATCGTGCTGTGCTGCGCGCTTGATTTTCGCCTCGGCACGAAGGAGAGCGCAAAGCGCAAGGAGGCGGCTGACAAGGAGGGAAACAAGATGCTCGGTGACCTCTACAAGTTCCATAGGTCACGGGCTGTCAGGCGCACGATGAACAAGTTCGTTGACTACGTGCTGCTGATGATGGTCTTCGAGGCCATCGGTGCGGCGTTCCTCCCTTACGTGGGCGTGCCATATATCTACGGGGCTTGGGTCGGAGGGCTTATCGCTTGCGGCTGCGAGCTGAGCAGTGCCGGCGGGCATTTCCTCTTCAACCACGGGGTGAAGGTTGAGCGGAAGAACGCCAAGGGATATATCCTTGCTTTTGCCAAGGCACTGGCTGTAGCCTTTGCCCGTCAGAAAGGTGGAGAGCAGGTGGGCGAGGCCGTGGAGGAGGCATTTGAGGAGGCAGAGAGAGACTCGGAAAACGAAGAAGTGAACAAACAAAACATAAGAAAGATAAGACAGAATTAAGCACATGAAAGCACAAGAACTGAAGGATATGATCAAAGTAGCGCCGTGGGAGAAGATATTCGACTTCGTGAGGATAATGAACGGCAAGGCGGATGAGTACGGGTTCAAGCCCCCATACGCCTACCAGAAGGTACAGTATCTCAGACGGCTACGCTACTTTTGCGCACAAGTGGCGCACGAAAGCTGCGGGCTGCTCTACACCAAGGAGCTGGCGAGCGGCAAGGCCTACGAGGGACGGACGGACTTAGGGAATACCCAAAAAGGCGACGGCCAACGGTACAAGGGGCGTGGGTATATCCAGATAACCGGCAGAGCAAACTATGCGGCTCTGGCAAAGGATCTCAAGATAGACTGCGTGAACCATCCCGAACTGTTGGAGCAGCCGAGGTATGCGTTGCTCTCGGCACTTTGGTTCTGGAAGAAGAGAGGTCTCAACAAGTATGCTGACCGTGACGCTTTCACGGAACTTACGAAGCGGATCAACGGGGGCACGAACGGGATGGCCGACCGCCTCGAATGGCTGCGGAAGGCGAACAAGTATATCAACACGTTGTAACGGTAAGGAGGCATGGGAAATGGAAGAGTATATTCACAGACGGTGGTTTATCTTTGGAGTTGTCTGCACTGGCTTGACTGGGCTGTTGTGTGGCTTGCTTATCGGGTTTGGCTATGGATACACAAGGGGCAAGGATGCTTTCGTCTCAGGGTCGGCCGTAAGGGTTGACACTGTGAGGGACACGGTACGCATCATGGAGCCAAGGGCGGCGGACAGCGCCACGACTGGGGTGATAAGGATGCCCTTGGTGCTTCCTATGGAGCCGGATATACCTAAGGCCGAGATAGAGGTCTTTGAGCCGGACAGCCTTGACAAGGCCTTGCATGGCGACGGCACTGCAGAACAGCGCCCTACCGAACCCAGCGGAAAGAGGAACGGTGGAGATAACGGTGGTGCTGGCTCTGAGGCTCAGAAACGGGGCAAAATCGCACGGAAGGATACGGCATGGATAACTGTCCCACGGACGCAAAAAAGATACGAGGATTCCACCTATACGGCTTGGGTGAGCGGATATGAGCCAAGGCTGGACTCGATACACGTGTACAGGCATACGGTGACAAGGACGGTGGTTGCTCCTGAGACCGCCCTAAAGGGCGGCACACGGGGCTGGCTGCATGAACACTTTGGGGCAGGCATCGTAGGAGGTGCCGGGTATGGACTGACTACCAAACGGACGGACGTGTTCGTCGGGGTCGGCGGTTGGATAAGGATATTTTAGACGATAGATATTTGATGTTTTGCATGTTATTTTATGTTTAGAGTTATTGTTCCATAAGTTAATGATTTGTTTTTACGATTAAAAGAACAGCCTTAGTGAAGGCAAGGAGCGGCATCTGTGCGGGAGCATGTGTGCCGTTTTTGTTTGGTTTACCTTTGGCCGCAAAACCACTGCTTATTAGATAGATAGTAGGCAGCATGATACAGATGGAAGTTAACGAGGATGTGATCCTCAAGCAGAAGAAAGCCTTGGAGGATGCCCTGGCGAGCAACCCCAAGACCGCCACGAAGCTCCGAAAGATGATCCGGGAGGTTATTTTGGAAGAGCGCAAGAAACTCGTGAGCAGTGCCGAGGGCGCGGCTCGGATGAAGAGCGACCCACGCGGGGCAGCTCAGAGTGTGCGCACGTCGGTCTATAAGCGCGTGCTCGGTGCCAACATCAACATCTATAGCAGTCGTCGCTCCGGCCGTCCCTCTGCCTATCAGCCGGAGCGTCACCCGTCAAAGGTAGGTGGCAACCGTCGGCCGGTGAGCTACAACACGCAACGCATTAACAGTTACGGGCCGCATGATCGTGGGTTTATCCTTCGCTTCCTCAACACGGGCACCGTGAAGCGTCAGACACGCTACGGCAACCGGGGAGCGATCACCGCCCGCAACTGGTTCGAGCGTACCGCCGAGCCGCTCATGGAGCAGGCGGTGGAGAAGTTGAGCGAGATGATTGACCAAGAATTGGATAAGAAATAACAAGATATGGCTGATAATATATTAAGACTTAAGGTAGACTCTACCGAATACGACAACAAGCTCAAGCGAGCCAGCGATGCCCTCACCCGTTATGCCGAGGGTGCGCGCAAGTGCGGCGGTACGTTGGAGGTGGTCGAGAAAGACACCCTCGCCTATACGCGTGCGCTCGGCAACATGGAGACCGTGAGCCGTACCGCCAAGGGTAAGCTGAGCGAGATGGTGAAGGCCTTCACGGATCTGAGCATGCAATATAGGCAGTTGACGGCCGAGGAACAGAACTCACCCTTCGGCCGTGCCCTCGCTCAGTCGCTCGACACCCTCAAGGGTCGCATTAATAGTTACAAGTCGCAGCTCAACGAGGTCGGCCGCTCCATCGGTGAGGTGGAGACGAAGAACATGAACTTCAAGGATGTCCTCGGCATTGTCGGGGATAAACTTGGCGTGAACGGCAACATCATGTCGCTCGTCACCACTGGCCATATCGGCATGGCAGCTGCCATTGGTGCGGGCGTGACGGCGGTCGTAAAGATGACGGAGGCCTTTGCCGAATACAACGAGGAACTGGAGAAAAACGAGAACATCACCACCGTCACCACCGGCTTGAAGGGTCCGGAAGCAGGCGAGATGACCGAGAGTGCCGAGGCATTAGCCAAGGTCTATGGGGTGGACTTCCGGGATGTCATCAATGCTGCCAACACGTTGATGACCCAGTTCGGCAAGACGGGCGAGGATAGTATCCAACTCATCCGTGAGGGTCTGCAAGGCATGATCGAGGGCGACGGGCCAAAGTTGCTGAGCATGATTCAGCAATACGCCCCCGCCTTCCGCGATGCCGGCATCTCTGCCTCGGAGCTCGTGGCCATCATACACAACTCGGAAGGCGGCATCTTTACCGACGCGAACATGAACGCCATCGTGATGGGCATTAAGAACATCCGACTGATGACCACGGCCACCAACGAGGCACTGGCCAAGATAGGGGTCGATGGAGAAGCCATTACGAAGAAGCTCAACGACGGCACGATGACCATCTTCCAGGCGATGCAGCTTGTGCTCACGAAACTGCAAGAGACAAAGGCAGGGAGTCAGGCGGCCGGTGAGGTCATGCTAACCATCTTCGGCCGTCAGGGTGTGAGGGCTGGCCAGAACATTGCCAAGGCCATCAACACCCTCAACCTTAATTTGGAGGAGACCAAGAAACAGACGGGAGAGATTGGTGAGAAAAACGACGAACTCTATACCGCCACGCTGAAACTGAACAAAGCCATCAAGCAGTGCTTCGGCGTTGAGAGTTTCGCATCCTTTAAGAAGTCGATAAAAACGGATGTCATCGAAGTGCTCGCCCGCGTCTTGGAGATGGTCGACAAGATTAAAAAGAAACTGGAAGAGATTGGGGCAAAGGCGAGCAATATCAAATTACCGAAAGAGGGTGGCAGGGACTACAATATCCCACAATGGTGGGGTAACACCGGCCATAATCGTCCCCGTACCTCCAACAATGGTAATGGCGGTGGTAGAAAGCCTGTCAGCCATACCGTGGCCAGACTCGGCAACGGGCAGATTGTTCACGCGGGTGAGACTGTCAACGGCTATTACTATTCGTGGAACTCCCAGCGCGGCCGCATGGTCGCCACACGTGTAAGAAGACAGACAAGCCCAAGGAGGTCAACCACTACCCGCTCTTATAATCCGGGCAGGGGATCCGGTGGCGGCGGCACCACTCACCACACGCCCCGCACCACCCACACCACCACTCCCAAGGTCAGCACGATCAAGCCCGCCACCGAGGAAGAGGAACTGACGAAGAAGATCAGCGCCCTCACCGAGGAATATGTGAAGGCCACCGACGAGCGCAGGGCTGCTATTCGTCAGGAGATCAGTACCGCCCAGACTCGAATTGCTGAGATCAAGAAACTAAAGGACGAGGCGCAAGGCAAATTGAAGATTGAAGTCCCCGTCGATTACTCGAAGCTGACGGAGGCGAACATTACCGCCTATCTCGGCAACCTCAAGAAGCAGATCGATGCCAGCGACATCGGCTCCGCTACCTTCGACAAACTGACCGAGAAGTTGAAGGACGCAACGGCCATCAAGAGCGTGGTGCAGCTCGCCCTGCAAAACGGCATCGACACCACCGAGCTGGACGCTTCCGGCATCTGGTCGAAACTGTTCAGCGAGGACGGCGTGAAAGATGAAGACCTACAGTCTTTCGTCGATGCGGTCAACCGGAAACTCGAAGCCAAAGGACTCGGCACCGTCCATATCAATGCCAAGGGCGACGTGGAGGGAGACGAAGCACCCGCTCCCGAAAAATCAAGCATCGAGAAGTTCTCTTCAGCCTTTGACAATATCAAGGAAGGATGGAACGACATCAGCGGTATTGGTGACGGTATACAGAGCATGACGCAAGCCTTGGAAGGCAACGGAAACGCCTGGGAAAAGTTGTCGGCGGTCGTCAATACCTTTATCCGTATCGGTGAGGGCATCACCGGAATCATCAAGCTCGTCAGCAAGATGGGCCACACTATGAAAACGGCCGGTGAAGCCTCTGCCGCTGCCAGTAAGACCGCCGCTGCCGCCAAGACCTCCGAGGCTGCTGCCAATGCCGGTGCTGCCACTACGGGTGCGGCCGACACCATGGCGAGTGCTACCGCCGGTGCCGCAAAGTTGCCTTTCCCTGCCAGCCTTGCAGCTATTGCAGCTGCCGTGGCGGCTACGGTGGGCATTATTGCCACCATTGCCAGTCTGACGAAAGGTTTCCACCATGGTGGCGTGGTCCATGCTGCCCTCGGTGCGGTGGTGCCCGGTGGCAATTATAGCGGCGACTTGGTGCCTGCTATGCTCAACAGCGGCGAGTTGGTGCTGAACCAAGCTCAGCAAGGCAACCTTGCCTCGCAACTCAACGACGCGGGCACGCTCCGCAACTTGCAACTCACCACCCAGCTCAACGGCGAGGACATTCTGCTCGCTATCGACAACCACGGACGGCGCACCGGAAAGGGTGAGCTCGTAACCTCAAACATCAAGCTATGGTAATAAAATATCAGATAAAATTCATGTCGCTGCCCCATGATGGCAAGGGTGAGTTGCTGACGGTGAACATCTACGACGCAACCGCCACCACGGGCACGCCTGTGCAGCTCACCGGC